ACGGAGGTCCGGAAACCATGCTGATTTACGGCGCGAAAGAGACTGACGTTGAAAGGCTGCTCCTGTGCAAGAACTGCACGTTTATCAACAGTACGCCTGCTGCCGCAGACCCGGCCCACGCTGTAGGCTTTGGCGCTGCACAGACTGAAGGCGTTGTGTTGCTTCAGGACTGCGCTTCGACTCGCTGCACGGTGATGGCACAGGCCTCTGTAGGCATTGGCGTAGCAGGTGCAGTACCGACCTTCGCAACCACTGGCGTCTCGGTATTCTCCTAATGCTGCTTGGGGGCCACGGACGGCCCTTTTGAGGATTAACCATGCGTAATTTAGTGGCAAGTAGCGGAACTTTGGTTAACGACGCGAACGGCGTTTGTATTGACCAGACTACTGCTGGCGCTGCGTACCTTGCTTTGGATGGTGCGCTTGTTGTCAACGGTGTTGGCTATGTCGCCAATGACTGGTTCGGACAGAAAATCTCCATCGAAGGAACCGGAAACAATGCCCTGATTGACTTCACGATTAGCGGCACGGATGCAGACGGAACGGCTATTTCGGAAGTGCTGGCCGGGGCAAACAATGGAACTGCAACGAGCGTTCTTTACTACAACACCATCACTAGTATTTACGCCAGTGGGAATATTGATGGGGATGTAGAGATTGGCCCGCTGGCTACCAATGGCGCTGTTTCAAGATCGCTGCGGGTCAACGGCCAGCAGATGGATTTCAAACTTGGCGTTTTCGTTAACGTAGTCTCTGGCACATTGACGTATTCCGGCCAGTACGCCTATGAACAGCCGGAAGATGAATACGCAATCTCCTATTCTGCGAGTGCTGACTGGCGGACCATTGACGGCCTTTCTGCCCTGACCGCTGATGGAACAAGCAACATATTTTACAAGGTTCAGGCCGTTCGCTTGTTGATTTCGGCCTATACGTCAGGCTCCGCTATTTTGACGGCAACTCAATCCTACTAAGGAGCATTTATGGCCCGTTTACGCGCTACTGAGCAACAGAAATCTGGTAAGCAGCTTCCGAAAGACTGGAAGGCTACGAGTGCAGGGAAAGCAAAAGGTCTTGGCCCCGTTAAAGGCAAATAGCCGTGGGGATCATTCGTCGCGATACCTACACTAAGGGCCAGTGGCTGGCTATCTCGGACCTTGACGGCCAAAAGCGCAAGTCCGGCGATATGCGTATGCAGTGGAATAACCTCTGGGTCGGTAAAGAGGAATGGAGCCCTAAGCAGCCCCAGCAAGACCTTCGCCCGCGTCCTGATAATCCCGCGCGTAGTCCTGTGAGAAACATCGAACCGGCAACAGCGCCGATCACGCCATTTACCAATTCTGACTTCCTATGACTGCCAGCAAGATTTACACACGCAACGCTGGCCAGATCATCGAGGAAGCCTTGCGCGATGCGCGGATTATTCCTGCTGAACAGCCGATTCAAGCCTCTGATTACTCCAATGGCCTTGATGCCTTAAACAATGTATCCAAGTATTGGCAGACCAAAGGCGTTCATTTGTGGCTGGAAGAAAGGGCTGTCCTTCCCTTTAACGTGGGGCAGCAGGTCTACCTGCTTGGCCCTGACGGCGATCCTTGCGGGTACAAAGAGGGCTTTGTCGAAACCGAAGTCGGCGCAGATGCAACAACCGGCGATACGGCTTTAACCGTTGTTTCGTCAACCGGAATGGAAGCGGCTCCGGATATTCTCGACTCTGACCCGACTGACTCAACACAAGACTGGACGGCAACACTTGCCACCTTGTCAGTCTCTTCCGGGCTTCGTGTCACCAACTCCGGAGCGGCTTCTGGCTCGGCCACATACGAATTAGAGGCAACGGTAGGGCAGACGTACCGCGTAAGGTTTGGCTTCACGCTTGGTACCTCCGTAAGCGCCACAATCTCCGTTTTGAACGGCGTCACGGTTGCGGATTCTGTCTTGCTCTCTGCCTCGGATGCGACGAATGAACTAACCATCACGGCAGAAACCGACCCCATTGTTTTCAAGGTAGCCAATACATCTACAACGGCCACCCAATACTCCACTGTATACGATCTTCAGTATGTGGATGAAATCACGGGGTCGCGAATCGGGATTGAACTGGATGATGGGTCCATGCAGTGGACCTATGTTCTGAACGTAAATTCGGCTACGTCAATAGACTTGACCGATGCGCTTACCGATGATGCGGCGGAAGATAACCAGATATTCAGCTTTACCGATCAGATCGACCGCCCTTTACGCCTGAATAACTTTATGTACTCCAGCCAGCCCGGAGCCTCCGGCGTTCCGGTTAATCGCTGGTCGCGTCAAGAATACATGCAGCAGCCCCAAAAGAATGCACAAGGCACTGTGGTCAACTGGAATTACAACCCCACACTCGAAGAAGGCAGGTTGTATGTATGGCAGACCGCCAACAATGTTCTGAACACCCTTGAATTCGACGTTAGAAAGCCGCTGTCCGTCTACACCGAAACCTCTGATGTTCTGGATTACCCATCGGAAGCCTATCTTCCCTTGAAGTGGGCGATTGCCGCTGATTTAGGTCCTCAATACGGGGTGAAAGAAGCAAGACAAACCATCCTTGAACAAAAAGCCTTTGAGCATTTTGAAAGCTGGCAGGGCAGCGACAACGAACTCGATTCGATGATGATTGCCCCCGATTTTTCAGGGGGCGGCTGATGGAAATCCCTCTGGGTGGAAGTTTTTACCGCATGGACTCCTTGCCGATCTCGGCGCAGGAGTGCGTGAACCTGTTTTCCAATATCCCGCAAGTCGTCACGCCGAGCAAGAAACAGCTTCTGATTCCCGCTGGGATAAGGCAGGCCACAACGGCTGGTGACGGGCTGCCGAATCGCGGCGGTGACAACTTCCTTGGGCTGCCGTATTTCGTTTATGGGACCGCCCTGTATCGCGTAGATCAAGCCATTGATGGATTTGGCGTCAAAACCTATTCGTCAACGCTTGTCAGCGGTGTGACCCCGTTGCCCGGCACCGAACGAGTAATCATGGCCAACAACGGCGAAGAGGGCGGTCAGATGATTATCGTCTGCCCCGATCTCGCGACAAAATTCAACGCGTACATCTACACGACTGGCGGCGGCCTTGTTGCTATCTCAGACAACGATTTCGACGGTCTTGTGTCCGATGTGAATTATGTTGATGGCTATTTCTGGTTCACGAAATCAGACGGGCAAAAAGGCTTTATCTCGGACCTCAGGGACGGGGCGGCTTACATCGCTACCGACTTTACCAGTGCGGAAGCCGACCCCGACTATAACGTCCGCTCGTTCATCCTGAGAAACCAGCCGTATGTGTTTGGAGAACAAACTGTTCAGGCTTACCAGAACGTAGGCGGCGCAGGGTTTCCGTTCACCTACATTCAAGGGTCAGTACAGGCCAAAGGGCTGGCGTCAATCTATGCGGTGGCCGAAGTAAACGACCTGATGGTATTTCTCGGTGGAGCGGTGAACGAATCCCCCTCTATCTGGATCACCAATGGCGGCTCAATCGAAAAGCTGTCCACGGTGCCGATTGACCAAGAAATTTCAACCTAGTAAGCCTGCACTATCGCGAATTGTTTCACGTGGAACTATTCACAGGCTGGCGCTCAATTCCTCGCCTTCTCCTTCCCCGGCGAAACGTGCTTCGTCTATGACTTCACATCGAAGGAATGGCACACACGGGAAAGCATCGGAGAACAGGGACAAGGCGTTTCCTGCCGAATCTCCTGCGTTGTGAAAGCCTACGGAATCCTGATGGTGGGGGATACGATTTCCAACAAGGTTGGGATTCTGGATCGCGATGTGTTCACCGAATACGGGGAAACGATCCATCGGTATTTTGTGACGCCTCAAATTGATAATGAGGGCCAGCCCTTTTTCATGGATTCGGTTGAAGTAGTGGCAAAGACTGGGGTTGGTTTAACGTCCGGCCAAGGCTCAAACCCGCTTATCTCCCTGTCCATCTCTCGGGATGGGGGTAGAACCTTCTCTGACGGCCTTTCCCGCTCGGTTGGACGAATAGGCGAATACTCCTTCCGCACGATCTGGAATCAGCTTGGACGAGCCTTCAGGGAGGTTTGTTTCCGCTTCGACATGACCGACCCTGTTAGTTGGGCGATTACAAAGGTAGAGGTGAATTTCGATTGATTACCCAGCTACCAAGACAAGTCCCGATCACAGACCCCAAGGGTCTGATGCTGGAGATTTTCTTTAACTGGATGCTCAACGTGACCAGCCTTTCGATGATTGTCGGAACGGGCTCTCCGGAAGGGGTAGTAGAGGCGAGGCAAACCCGTTTTTACCTTCAGACCGATGGCGCGGCCACGCAAATTCTATGGGTGAAGAAATTGAACGACATAGCCGGAAACAGAACGCAAGGCTGGGAGCTTGTGTGATCCGGGCCTGCACAGAAGCGGAAGCATTGGTCATTCTCCACGACCCTACGGTACTTCCTTTGCTGGCGTTTTATCCGGTCGGAATGAAAGAGGTCGAGACTTACCTGCTGAATGAGTCTGCTTTAGCGGTAGTGATGCCGAAAGGGGCGGCGGCAGAAGTGCATATCGCATGCCGGTATAGAGATCGGGGAAAGGCGCGAGAGTCCTTCAAATTTGGTTTAGAATGGCTTAGGTCAAGAGGGTTTACCGAAGTGTTTACAACGGCTCCTGACGAGAGAAAGGCATTGGTGAATATGTTGAAGGGCCTTGGCTTCCGGCGTGAAGCCGGGAAGTGGGTGTTGTCATGGGCATAGAAACCGCATTGATTGCTGGCGCAGTCGCTTCTGGCGGCGCTGCACTGATGGACAACAAAAACCAGAAAAAAGCCCTGAAATCCGCAGAGGCTCAGAAAGCCGCGTCCCAAGCCTTTATCGAAAGCCAGATAAAGCAGGCCCGGAGCGACATTTTCAAGCTGTTCCCTGCCGCGCAAGAAACCCGAAAACAGGGCCTTGAGGCAGGATTGCAGCTCTACAAACAAGCCTACCCCGCCATGATGAATTCGTTTCAACAGGGGAATGTGGGTGCCCAAAATATGCTGTTGGCAGGGCTTCCCCAGCAGCAGAACGCAATTCTCGGAAATCCGGTAAATCTCTCGGGTTTGCAGGCGCAGACCTTGCAACAGCCACAGGGGTTAACCCTTCCTCAATATCAACCGAAACAAATTAACGATTTGGGATTGGGAAATGCCTGATATAGCGGCGTTGCAGAATCAGTTGCGGCAGTTAAAGCAATTCTACACGGGCCAGCCGAACGGCGAGCAGCTCCTGTATCAGAAGGTGGCCGAATACGCTCGCCAGCAAGGATTAACGCCTGATGTAGTGACGCAGGTCGTGAAAGGCGTCGCGCCCAATCCTGATATGTGGACCGTCGAGCGCGTTCAAAATCTCATGGGCCAGAATGCCCCTCAATACGGACTGGCGGGAGCCACTGCTGCCACGCGTGAAGGAGTTGCTTCGGCCACTGACGCGGTACAGCAAGGCTTACAAAGCGCCGTGGGCTCCATCAATACCGGGATGCAGAATGCCTCGCAGACTGTCAATCAAGGCACTCAGAGTGCGGCAAATACGATTACTCAGGGGCTCCAATCCGCCGTCCCTGTTCTCCAGCAGGGTCAGGACAAGGCCCTTGCTGGACTGGCAGGCACGCAGGGCCAGATTTCGGGCCTGTTCAATCAGGCGCAATCCGGCCTGCAACCCTATGCTACCCAAGGTTCGCAGGCGGGTCAGTTGCAAGCTGCGCTTTCCGGGGCTTTGGGTCCTGAAGCGCAGAAACAAGCCTTTGCCCAATATCAGGAATCCCCCGGCGTTGACTATGCGAGAAGTCAGGCAGAACGCGCCATCACCAGAAATGCGTCGGCTACGGGAAATCTTGGGGGTGGAAACGTCCTGAGTGAGTTGATGCGCAACGCTGTGGGAACCTACCTTCAGGACTTCGGCAATCAGTTCCAGCGTATCGGGAGCGTGGCGGATCGCGGTATGTCGGCAGCGACTACTGGAGCAGGGTTAAGGGGTCAGGAGGCGGGGTTACAAGCTGGCTTAGGCCAGTATGCGGCGTCTATCCCGCTCCAGACCGCTGGCCAAGTCGCGGACCTTCAGACCTCGGCTGCCAACAACATCGGTGGTATGCAATACGGTGCGGCTAATACTGTAGGTGGGATGCAGTACGGTGCCGGAAATACGATTGGGGGCCTTCAGTATGGCGCAGGAAATACGCTCGGAGGCATGAATTTTAACACCGGCCAGAATCTTGCCGGGATGCGGTATCAGGCAGGGCAAGACCTCGCCAACACTGTCAGCAGCACAACGTCCGCTTTGTCCAGCCTGATTAACCAGCAGGGCGCAGGGATGGCTGATATTACCGGCAACGTAACGACCAATTTGAACGCTCTCTACCAGCAGGCGTCGCAAGGCGATGCAAACGCAATGGAACAACTTGCATCCCTCTTGGGCAATCTTTCCACGAACAGCGCAAACATGGTCGGCGGTCAGCCAATCATACAAGGCCAGCCCTCTAACTTGCTTGGTCAGCTTGGTCAGGTTGCAGGCGGTGTAGGCGGTCTTGCTTCCGGCCTTGGATACGGAACGAGGCCAGCCACGCAGCCCGTTTACAACACCGGCACCGGAAACTACTACAACAATGTCAATCCGCAGAATATGACGGGGTACGCATAATGCCCGGCTTAGGCTCTCAGCTTCAAAACATCGGCACCGCTATGGCTGGCTTCAGTGCTGGCTTGCAGGGGAATCTTCCCCAATTTCAGGCTGTCCAGAATCAGCGGATTCAGCAGGAACAGGAACAGGCCCGCTATCAGCAGGAACAGCAGCAGGCCATGGTAGCTGAGCGCCAAAAGTCCATGTATGCGGATGCCGCCGCTGCCTTGCAGTTGGTCAAAGGCGGAAATCTTGATGGCGTAGTGAAACTCGGCATCAATCGCTTGCAGGGGCTCCAGCAGCTCTCCCAGCAGTTCCCGGACATTGATCCTTCCGACACCCAAAGGGTAACTCAGTTGGCCATCGCTGCGCGTAACGGGGACGAGGAAGCCCTTGAGCTA